GCATCATCTACAGATGCTCGTTCTATCTCTGCTCTTTGCATAAGATACTTTTGTTGGTCTGCTGCGTCTTTAGATTTTTGAGACCATATAGATAAAACCCCAGTAAATAAACTAGAGCCAAGCATTGTTATAACTTCAAAAGGTATCATTAATCTACTCCTTGAGCTAAATCTTTAAATTCGTCTAAACCTGAAAGTTCAGTCAATACGCTTTTTGTTAATATACCTTTTCTCATTTGTTCAGATACATATTGCGCCAACTCATCTCCTGATTTGTTTTTCATTTGGTCTAGTAAATACTTTGCCCTTACTTTTATTGTAAGTTGTTTTACCCTGGCATCTGTTTGTGTTAAACCTTTTTCATAATTTTTTATTTTTGTTTCTAATTTTCTAACAACGCTTGGTGTTAGTTGGCCTAACTCTAAAGCCTCTCTAATAATATTTCCTGCTTGCTCAGACTTATTAGCTTCATCTGCATCTTTTATTTGTCTAAATATGTTAGATGCTATTCTTCCATCTGTTGCTCTTTCAGTATTGTCTATTCTTGTAAACTCTTCTATTTCAGACTGATAACCCGCTCTATCTTCAAATTTGTTTTTATAACCGCTACCAAAGAATCTACGAGCTATAGGAATATCTTTTTCTTTTATGCCTTCCCATCCTTTGTTGTATGCATCAGAAGTTACATTGACTAACCTGCCCATAGTGCCACCTATACCGCCAGTAAACATTTGAAATAAATGTTTTAAATTTTCAGGAGATGTTTCTATACCTAATGCTTCAGCAGTTTCTGCCATAGAGTATGCAAGCTCGCCACCATATGTATCCATAGTATGTGAGTACATTCTTTCTTTAGCAGCCATAGGTCTTGTTTCCATCCATTCAGGCCTAATAGTTCTTCCTAATCCGTCTTTGTTACTTTTTAATTCAAAGTATGGTCTAGCAATAGTTGGTATTATACTTCCGCCTGTTGGGTTATAAGTATCTCCCATCTCTCTTATAATATCTGCTGCTGCTTCTCCTGCTTTATCTACAGTCATTTCTTGATTTATTGTCTTTTGTGCGTAATCTGCTGCAACAGCGAATGGAACCATAGAATAACCTATGGGTATAGATACATATTGTGGGCTTCCGTCATCTTTAACACCTGTTAAAAATACTAAAGTTTTATTTTTTATAAAATCACTACCTGATGTTGTTTTAAGTTTTTCTTCCCAATCAGGGTCTACGCTAGTATTCCATTTATTAATGGCATATTTTAACCCCATTAAAGTTCCAAAAAATCCTGCAGCAAGTTTTGGTTTACTTGCTAAGTTTTTTAAAAATACTTTACTAGCTTGTAGCGCAGGGTTTGCAAAAAGAAATGTTGCTCTAACTAATCCTTTTTCTGTACCACCTAGTGTAGGGTCAAAAGATGAATCTCTTGCTGCTATTGCTGCTGCTTGTCTAGATTTACCTGACTGTCTAGCTAACTTATATGTTGCAAATCTAGTTCCATCTTCAAACATTGTGTTAACTTTGTTTATCCAATTACCAACAGCATTAGCAGTTTTTTTACCGCTTCCTGCATCCAAATTGTTAGGTAGACTTTTTATTTCATCTATAATTTCAGTTCTTGTTGTTAGGCCAAGCCCTCCAACATTCCCCCCATCTTCTACAAATTTATCGTAAAGGTCATATAATTCTCTTTCTTTTGCAGTTTCAGGTGGAGTTTTGTTTAATTTTTTTCTAATAATTGCCATGTCTTCATTTATGGCTTTGAATGGATTTATAGTTCCTAGCCCAGGCTTAGAACCTAATCTTATAGTATTATTAACTAATGCTTCTGTTCTATCTCTAAATAAGTTAGGTATTACAAAGTCAGGGTTAAGTCTTGTATATATACTACCTAAATATCTGTTAGCGCCTGATGCAAAATTATAAATCATTTGTGTTATTGGCCCCATGTCTTTTTGTGGTGCGCCTTTAAAAACCCTAGCTAACTGTGGGTCTGCAAAATCCATATGATATTGCTCTCCATTTCTAAAAAAACTTAATGTTGTATCTCTATTTCCTTTGCCTTTAGCATAATTTTTTCCATTAAATTGTTTTAATATTCCTTTTGCGGCATCCCTGTTTATAGGGTTATCCACTAAATCAACAAATGCTAAATTAGTTTTATTAAGTTCTGCTTTTCTTGCAATGTTTGCTAAATTTTCTGTAATGTTTTCTCTTATAGATTTAACTTCTAAATCACTACCAATGTCGTCATAGATTCCTGATACTTTTATATCATAAGGGTCTGCTGAAAATAACTGTGTATCTTTATCTAACTTTCTTGTTAAAGGAACATAGTTTTCTCCGTATTCTTTATTATATTCTTTTAATTTTTTTTCTGAAAGTAACCCGCTATCTAATGCTAAATCGTTTGTTCTTTTTACTTGGTCTCTTAATATGTTTATAGAATTGTTTAAATAACCTGTAAGACCTCTAGATTCAAAATCTTTTATAAACTGGTTTGCAGCTTCTGTAGACATGCCTGAGTCTTTTCCTAGTTTATTATAATCTAATGCATATTTAGCGTGTAAATAATTGTCTAAGTCCGTGCTTAATTGTTTTGGAGGAACTCCAATTCTTCCTGCTACTCTAGTAAGCTCATCATCTATAAGTTGACTTTCTTCTGATAACGCTTTTAAGTTATTTGTTATTTTAGCTTCTTGTAGTCTTCTTTTTGCGTAGTAATCTTGTTGGTCTTTTCCCATAGCTACGCCTTTTTCGTTTTGATATTCTCTTACTTTTAAGACACCACCTTCATTATATTGACCATCAGCAGAAGTATCTTGTAGTCTTCTTGCTCTTATAGCTTCATCTGATAATTGTTCTCTAACATTTGTTAATTTATCTTTAGCAATGCCTTGATATATAGTTTCATCTTCTTCTCCAAGATTTCTAAGTTTACTATACATTCTTGTTAAGTCAGGGTCAGAGTTTTCTCTAATAACTTTAGACATTAATTCAGCAGGGCTTCCACCATACTTTGTAAGAAGTCTAGATATTCCTGCTCCAGTTAAACCTAATGCACCACCTAATGCGCCACCCGTTATTCCTGCGCTAGTTAATTCTTCTATTGTTGGCATCCTGCCTTCATCTATAACAACTTCACCAGTAATACCTGCTGCACCTATCCCTGCACCTAGTGCGCCTTGTCTTACTAAAGCATCTTGAACAGCACCTACTCCTTTGGTTGCTTTCATCCCTGGTATTAAATTTATAAATGCATCGGCTACTAATCTTCCTTTTGATATGTCATCAGGATTTGTAATTCTTTGTGCTGCGTATGAACCTGCTACACCTGAAGCTAAAGCTCCAAAAATATAAGTTAATGGGCCTCCAAATGCTGCTGCTGTTCTTCCGCCCTCTGATATAGCAACTTCTGCTGCTAATGCTTGAGCCATTTTACCCGCACCTACATCTCCACCTGGAGTAGGCCTTACAGGTTCTTCATCAGATAGTGTCGGTGATTGTAAATAATCAGGAAGGGTTACATCAACTTTTTCTTCCTGAAGATAGTCAGGTAAAACTACATCTACCATATTATTGCTCCTCTGAATATCCTTGTGCTTTTAAGGAATCTATTATTTGTTGTTCTGTAACATTTGCGTTTTTAGGTATTGCTTTTATATCATCAATTATTTTTTTAGTAATTACTTTTTTTTGTTGCGATTGATTTATAATCTTTGCTAAAAAATCTGTAGCGTTAGCATCAGTTCTACCGCTATAACTGTATGTGCCATCTTTGTTTTGTGATACATATATTGTAGCAGTACTTCCTAAGTTCTTTTGTCCTTCTGCTAATGCTTGTGCGCCAGTTCTAAATTTAGTTCTAGCTTCTGATACAGTAGATGCTGCGGTTAATGCTTCTTTTGCTGACCCGCCTTGCAATAAACTTAAACCCGCTCTTAATAAGGCAGCGTTTAAAACTTCTTTACTAGTAGCAGATGTTGTTGGAGATATAACTTGACTAAATCTTGCTGAAGGTTCTTGTTGTTCTTGCACTCCAACAGGTGTAGCAGTTACTGTAGGTTGTGGTTGAACTTCAGGTTCTCCTGAAACTCCATATGTTATACCCGCAGCAGGAGCTGCTAAAATTCCTAAAGATTTTGCTCTGTTCAACGGACTAATATTTGGAACAACAGGAACTGGTTTTTGATATTTTGGTTTTACAAAACCGCCACCTGCTCTGCCTAATCCTGCTGCTATGTTTCTTACAGGAGGCAAATTAAATAAGTTTCTTAAAGCTGTTCTCACTCCCGTTCCTGCCAATAATCCTGCTAATGGTAAAGCCATAATTATCTCCTATTTTAATAAACTGCCATAATATTGATTTAAGTCAATTGGCTGTAATCTAAGGCCTGCTGATGCAGAAGGCATTGATATCGGTCTTAAATCCATAGGAGCAGGTTGAGTTGCATCTAAAAGTCCTGATAGTCCTTGTACTAAATTCATAGTTTCATCTGCTGACATATTAGAAAAACTATCTCCTAGGTTCGATAGCATACCCATTATTCCTCCAGGCTGCATTTGCCCAGTTTCTAAATTATATGCTCCACCTATTCCTTGTTGTAGTTGTTCTTGTGTTACTTGCCCAACATTACCACTAGGGTCTATCGAAGGAGATGGTACTGTCATTAACTTTTGTTTAGCTAAATTTTCTTGAAACTGGGTAGGTGTTGTAAAAAGTCCTCCATTACCTATTCCAAAAAGCCCTGGTATGTTAAAAAATCCGCCTTGTTCCATAATATTTCTCCTATCTAAATAGTCCTCCTAATAATGCTCCGACAGCAGCCCCTGGACCACCACCTATTGCTCCTCCTGCTGCGGCTCCGCCTGCCGCACCTTGTAAGAAACTAGGTCTGCTGCTTTGGCCTGATGTTGTTATTGTGCCTGGTAAAATATTACCCGCTACAATATTTCCATATTGCTGTAATGCTTGAGTTGGCGCTGCCTGTTCAAATGCAAATCGTTGCATAGCTTCTGTTATAGGTTGTTGCGCTCTTGCTGTTTGTGCTTGACCTACTTGTGCAAGTGTTTGTGCAGGTTGAGCAAATGTACTCATAATACTTGGTGCAAGTCCTAATGTTGCTGCTTGAGATTTAACTATATCTCCATACACATCTCCATACAATTTAGATGCAACATCAGCTTGTTTCTGAGTAATATCTCTTATAACTTCTGATTCTAAAATAGCTTGTCTTGTACCGCCTAATTGGCCTTTTCCTGTAGCATCCCTTCTTGCTTGTTGTAGCAATCTAGAGCCACTTTCTTCTATAGGTCTTAGACTTGCTGCTAACGATTGTTGTAACATAGGGTCTTGAAACCTTTGTGCAGGACTCATTAATGCTTGTTGAAATCCAGGAACAATAGAACCATATCCTAACGCACCTTGCGCTCCTGCTGCTTGTATTGCGGCCTGTTCAGCAGCTAGTGTTGTATCGCTAGGGCCTGCATAGGTCTGTCCAGGAAAAAACTGTTGTGGTCCTGCCTGAAAGTTTTTTTGCGCTTGACTGTATAAATCTGTTAAATAAGGCGCTTGTACTGATGACGGCTCACTTCTTTGTACTTGTGTGCCTCCGCTACTGCCACTTCCACCACTCATAATGTGTCTCCTTTAATGTATGGTTGTAAGTTCTTTGCCAAGAACTGTGTATGTTTGTTCATATCCGTATTTCTCCAATTTTTTTATGAATCCTTTTCTGCAAAATGTTTCTATCGCATGACAACCTTGAGATTCTGCCCATGCTTCTATTACTGATATAGAGTGTATCCACTCATCAAAACCTTCTCCACCAAGTGTAATTATTCTACAAACTTTCTTTTTAGGATGAATTAGTATTTCTGTCGTTCCAACACCTCTTATGTTTGCTTCGTTGTCAAATATAACCCAAAGTTGCATTTTAGCTTCTTTGCACAGTTTATAAATATCTTGTGTAGTCATTTCGCCCTGTCCTTTTTTTTCGACTAAATCAAGGTATGGAATACAAGCATCCCATATTTCATCAATCTCTTGTGATGGTATGCCTGTTAGAAATGTTGTCATAATTTAGTATAGTTACCTGCTGCGTTTACAAAGTATATGCCCTCACCTGCACTACCAGGATTAAAGTCAGAGCCATCAGCGTAGACAATATCTCCTTGTTTCTTTCTTGCAGGTTCTACATGTTTTACTTCTACAAAGGTTGTTGCGTTTTCTTCTAACGCACCTTGCAGTTTAGTTAGCTCCTCAAAGATATATCTAGGTAAATCTTCAGGGTTACTTGGTACTGGATTAGGGGTATATTTAGGGGCTTGTGCCATTATCTTTCTCCTATTACCTCATATTCTAAATCATATCCGTTCAGCTCAAAAGTGCTATCTTCTGTGTGTTGAAATCTTACTGCTATAAATTTACCTGTACTTCTGCAATCTACTTTGTTTTGCGTATTAGGTGTAAATTCTTGACTAGGTGTAAATGTATATGTGCCGTTAGGACTCATAGAACTTCCTACCGATATAGTACATTTGCCAGTTCCTGCTATCTTAGGTGTAAGTTTTCTTACTTGTTTTACTGTGTTTGTGTTGCCATCTAAGGTTAATCCTTTTCTTTCTATGGTTGTGATGTAGTTTTCACCTGCAAACTGTTGCCCAAAATCTCCACGATACAGTTTAGTATCTGCTACACCTGCCATAAGAATAGACCTTTCTGTTGGGTTATATTGCCTATCTCCCCATGTACCACTATAAGCTGTCCATGTAGCTGATTGTCCTGACCATACAACAGATGTTGCACCAGGATCTACAATTCCAGGACCAATGTGATAAATATTAGGCAAATCACGAAAAGTAAATGAGTTATTAACATAGTTATAAATTAGTGCTTTATTGCAATATTGTGAACCGATACTAGGGTAACACACCCACATCTCAGATTGTTGAACATTGTGTGTGCAAAAAGTTAAGTTGTAATACGCATCATTAATATCATCGAATAGCTGTCTTTTAATTAAATCAGTAGCTACAGACTTTTTAGATACTCCATTGTGTACGATTAAATCACCTTGAGTTACAACAAAATGGTTTCCGTCAAATTCTGCTATACAGTTTCTAGTCAATACCCCTGTATCGTTAAATAACTTTTGGAAACTAAATACAAGGTTTCCACCTATATATTGAGCTAACCATGTAGAGTTTTCTTTGTATATAATAAATGATTGCTTCAAAGCCAAGCCATCTACAATAAAATCTGATTCATCACCTATGGTTATAGAACCTGCGTCATTAGTTGCTGAAGCTGTCCAAGAAGAAGGTAGTGCAAAGTTTTCTGCTGCATCTCCCCATCTTACTTTATTAGGAAGTTCTACAGAACTTTCTGTAAGATTAAGTGCCATTAAATAGTTACCAAATGCTTTTATAGTTTTGCAAGTTGTGCTTGATGGCCAGTTAGCTAAATCGCTAAATGCACTAGCTCCTACTGTAGCTAATACTTGTGGGTCATCTACTCCATTACATAAAATAGGTAAACCATTATAGATAGTTCCTGTCCAATTACCTATTGTAGTTAGATTAGTTGAGTAATCTCCACCTGATGCCCTTGTAAAGTCTGTGTGTGTTGAGCTACCACTTTGTCTGTAAATCTTTGCTGTACCTGCATAAAACCAGTATACATTTGTGCCTGATGCCCAATTAATTACAAAATATGGGGCAACTGTTGGTGTGCCAAATACTTGGTCGTGTCCTTTAATCTTTTTAGCTGCACTATCTGCAAATCTTATATTAGATGCTTCTGAATAAAATTCAGGTGGCAATACAGTATTGTTTGTATCTTTTACTAGACCTTTAGGTGCAGGTGCTACAAATGTTGCCATTACGCAGTTCTTCTCCACATATATGCAACTATGTATGGTGGCATGTTGTTGTGGGCAGAACCACTACCAACTGATGATGTTCGTGCAGCACTTGTGCTGTTATAATTATCACCATCGTTATCAATCCTTACACTAGATAAACCTGTTGTTATTCCATGTCTAGGCGTTTGGTCTGCACCATAACCTTGATTGTGGTAGTGAGATGGTAGTTCTGCTTCTGATAGTGTATGAGTTTTAGCACCACCTGTTTCTTGTAATGCGTCAAAATCAGTATCTGATGCGTCATAACCAACCATCAT